TAGATCCACCATATTGACCGCTTGCAAGCGCTTCAGACCTGATTCCCGGCATAACGTTTTCATTCAGGTTGCGAGTTAAGTTTGCAGTCAAAGCATTGGCTTGTTGCTGCAAATATGGATTGTCAGGCTGACCTGACAGCATGCTCTTTAATGCCGCAGTAGGGTCAAGAGAGCCTTGGCCTTGCCTAGCCTTAACCATATTGACATCAATATTATTCGTATTGGCGACAGGACCAAACTGTGAATCATACGCGCCCTTCATAATGTCTTGCGCACCCGTCTGCAATTGACCGTTTATAGGATCTTGCGCACGAGTCATTAATCCTTGTGAATAAGCATCAACAGCGTTTTGCATGTCTGGCGTGAATCCACCGCTCTCAAACATTTTTTGCGCTTCAGGGAATATGCCATTAATAGTGCTGTTTCCTGTTAAATACGGCTGGACAGCTTTCCAGGGTTCATTGGTTGTAACTTGTGGTTTTGCTTTTTTACTCACATTTCACCTCGTAAGAGTATGATTCATATCTTCTTTTGTAGCCAAGTCTATCATAAAACAGCTTCCCAATACCGCGCCTGCTTCCTGTTTCAATCCATTTCGCGCCCATCTCTTCAGCGTATTTCACAATGGCGTTATGCAGCAGATCACCCCAATCTTCCATTGATTCGCCACCCATCAGGAATATGATCACAGTATCGCCAAGCGGATAATGCTCTATCTCGGTAACTATCGCACTCACGACAACACCGCTATCATTAACAATTACCCACCCCTGACTAGCACCTGACACAAGATCCCGCAAAACACAATCGAGCGGGAATTTCTTGCTAACTTCATATTTGTTTAATGCCGAATCCAGGAATGGCCTGATAGTCAACCACACGCCAGGTATATCTTCTTTATTGAGTTTATATATCTGCATGAATCACCCAAGCAATACCCAAGAAGAAACCTTGTATACATAAACACCGCGCCCGGACCCAGGGTCATAAGATGTTCCGTCAAAATATCGTATATCACCATTTCTTGGCTTTACAGGCGCGACATGGGTTTCATCCAAGTGACCAGCAGCCAAAAGGTTTATAGCCATCTCTATAGCCCTATTATTCCTCTCAATATATGCAGGAAGTTCTTTTGGATCAGATGGAACTGGTTCAGGAGCATAAAAAACTGAGCTGCTATTTATTGTTCTCATGGCATGATCCCACCAGAATTTCTCCAATCAATTGCCTCGATCTCTGATTTTGTCAGAGACTTACCTTTTGCTATTTTTTTATCAGCACTTTTTAATCTAATTGGGTACAGATTAATGATCTCTTCAACCTTTTGTTTTTTTAATATATCTTCTATCTCTGCTGCACTTCTTTTCGGATTAGCTTTTATTGCCGCATGTAACGTATCAATAAAATCATCAGGAGATATAGGCTGATTGTAAAATTGATTATTAAATACACCTTTTGAGTGATTAGATATCCTGGTATCATCTTTTAGCCCGTGTATTTTTGTGTACGTGCTGGGCCCGTAACTGCTCCCGGAATACGTAGTTTCGTGCGGTATTTTATTGTTTTTTAATAAATTTTCTAACCATTCTGTCACCGGATGAACATCCTGCCTCATGAATCCAGATTCCCCGGCTGAAACGGGGATTGTATTGCGTACTACAGCGCCAACACCATCAATTCTGGATATCGGTTTGGTAATTCCTGCCAATCCAGGAATCATAGGCAATAAACCAACAGCATTCAAAGCAGCGCCTAAATAATCCCCTTGTTTTGCTGATTGATAAGCGTCATATCCACTAATAGCATCACCAATCACTGGTAAAGCAGAAGCTCCACCCTTAACCCGTTCGGCAGGTGTCATTTCTTGGGTATATTTCTTGTTAACCATATTTTTAATCTGACTGTTTAGCCAGATTTTATCTTCAGGCCGCATTTACCAATCCCCTAGCGTATCAACCTCAACATCATAAGAATCCATGCGCCAATTATACGCCGTTCCAGTCTCAAATCTGATTGCCGGGTATCGATAAGCAACCAGGCAATTATCTCTTATCGTTGTGCCTATTGTGTGTGTCATAGTTGCATCCCATGTTGGTTCGTCGTATGGGCTGGTATTGTTACCACCAACTTTAATGATGATAGTATCACCAACGTTCCCAGTTATTCTTGGACGAATGCCTTTAATCAATTTTATCTTCTCTGGAGCATCAAACGACATCCCGCGCCGTTCAACATAAGCCGATGGAATTACACCATCAAAGCTACTCGATGCATCAAGCATAAACAGTTTTGTATCGTGCCCACCCATCAGGACCCTAGCAGCATTCGGCACTTGATCAGGACCGTCCCATAATGTTAAGTCACTATCCCATGGATCAGAGTCACTTGCCCATGTGCCAGCGAGCGTGTTATCTACTTGACCAAAGTTAGCATGGTGAATGTTTGGCAATGACCGTTTACTTACTGTTCTATCCTTGTAATTGAACACTATCGCCGTATCTGGATATGAAGCGCCAATTGACGCGAAGCAGATAAACACTTCATTATAAAAAGGATTCTTGAACACAAACGATTGGTAAGACTCATCAACGTCAATGTGTTGAAACAGCCACCTTCTAGTTACTTTATCCAACACAGAATTAGCCTGTACACCGTCATGGATAACAATGTCGTTTGTGGTCAATACAACGTGATAACCATCAATCTCAACAATGCAATTGCGATTCATTGCACCTGATGTGCCCATTACCTTACTAGCACGGTGCACATAAGCGCCGCCTGTAAAGTCAAGCCTCCAAACTGATGCTTCCTTGTAGATGATCAGGGAGTCACGTAATGCCAAACCGTCAACGATTTGATCATAACCGTCAGCAAGATCGAATTCACCAGCGTCCCTTGTTGGATCTGTTTCATCCCATGAAGCAGGTACAGATCCGGGGTCCGCAGGATGTGACCATTTAACCATGTACGGGTAATTGGTTGATGTCTTTGTTACATTCAGCGCAACAAGGAAATTCTTGTATGCTCTCAATGACTTACAATAAGTTGATGCAGGCCAGTTGCTTAATGCTGCAAAGTTATTAGCAGTGTTTAAGTCCCATTGTTGCGGTACATCAGTGGCATTACCTGGGTTTAATATTGGGATGCCACCAAGAACAGTAGATGTCCAACTGTTTGCCGTTGCAGCGTAATCGACATCGTTCCCGGCTGTTTGGCGCGTTAGATTGGTATGCACAGCCGAACCAGCCGTGATAGTTGCTGCGTAAATCTTGGTTAGCGATGCATATATCCAATATCTTGCAGATCCAATAATGACAGGCAAAACATGATAAGGTATTACCGACGGCGTACCATAAACAGATCCATGACCTAGAAACTGATTCAGATAACCATCAAGAAACCGGATATTCTGCGCATCGGTCCAAGCGTTAATAGGTAACTCATGCTGTGATAAGTCCTGTATTACACCAACAGCGCCGCAATTAGGGACGCGCACAATAGTCATTTACTATGCCTTTTCTAGTTTTTTCAACCTTGCTTCACAATCGTCAACACGCTCTTCGATTGTTTTCTGTTTTACCTTTCTATCTTTGTTCTTGTCCCATTCAGCGCGAATCTCTGCTTCCTCTTCTTTGCTCATTGGGACATTGCCTTCTTCCGTAGCCTTGTAGAGTACCATAATTATGACTTCCTTATGCCGAAAACCTTGAAATTACCGTTTGTTATATTACCAGATGACATATAGAATCTTATGCCTGTCAATGCTCCAGTGGTTGTGCATTGCCCAGTCGGGTTAGTTGGCGGCTGGCAGCTATTACTATCGAATCCAGATATCTGCACTGTATGGCGATGGCTTGTATCTGTTGGGGCATCAAGCCTAATGGTCATCCCAACGTTCACATTAACGGCGGTAGATAGGCCGTTGAATATCTCTATCTCTGTTTGGCTTGACGACAATGACCCGGCAGTGCTGCGATATCGATACACAGCACCAGTCAGATAAGAGCCGCCAATTTTCATGCGCATTCTAAGATCAGTTGAAGTTGTTTGGATGTTCAAGCCACTGACAACAATCAGATATTCATCATATGTACTATCAAATGTTGTCTCAAGGTCAACGGTAGCAGAGTTAGAAGCCACAACTTTTGAAAGCAATCGTGCGTATGGAGTGAATAAGGTCATTGCCTCATCAGCAATGGTTAACGCTCTATTCTGTCCAGCAGTTACACCGCTCAATACAAAATTGGCTTTCTTTGTTGGGTCCGCATCATCGGCCAAGATCAAATCAGTGGCGGTTTTATCTGTTAATGTCTCTGTGCCAGTAGTCGTGGCTATTCTAGTCCCAGCAGCTGGCGCAACAACATCAAGATCAAGTGTGGCACCCCATGAAGCAT